GTATTACATTGTCACATTTATTAAAATATGCGATGTATCTGTTCCCAGCACTAACTTGTGAACCAGTAATTGGCTCACTTGAAGCATTTACTAAAGGTATATTGCGAGTATTTGAAGCAGTACTTACAGAACCAGAAACCGAGATAAATACAGGTAGACTAGCTCCTGAAGCTTCTGCTGTGTGTCTAACTTCCAAAACAATTACACCTTCTTTGGGTAATCTACACCATACTTTAGGACAGATACCTAATACTACATTTTCAGTGGATTCGCCTATTGCTATAGTTTTTACTTTAGGTATTACTAGATCTAAAATATTTACGGTGTTATTTCTACCAAATGGATTAAATACGAAAGGATACATAATCGCCTCCTTTCTTATTAAGCGCAACAGCTATCGCCGTATCCGTAACCATAACCGTATCCATTTAACCCACCATTACATCCATAAGGATTACATGTTAAGTAAGCAGGAACCGGACAAGGTCTAATTTGACTAACGATATTAGAAGTCTGTTGTTGTAACAATGCAGAAG